CGCGTCCACAGCATATCGCGGATCGATACCAATGCCGTCCCCGTACTGGTTCAGCCCCTTAAACTCCGGAATCATCATCGTGCCGCTGTAGGCACCAAGGCTCGTCAAAGCCATTACATCATCCCCTCGGGAAGCACTTGGTCAGTAGCGGCTTCAGAAGGATACATGCCGCCAGCCCCGCGCATTGCATCTGTTTCAGCATTCATCCCCGCGATCATCTCGTCGTTGACCGCCTGAAGATTCTGGATGCCAGCCTGCAATTGCTGGTTTTCAGCCAGCAGCCGCTCATTCTGTGCCGCAAGTTCCTGCATCTGCTGCTGGAATGTCTCAACCTGCTGAATTTCGGGAAGGATTCGCTCTTTGCCGTCCACATGGAGCAGACGGAACAGGACACTCAGCGGGAAAGGCGCTCCTGCCTGCGCAGCCATCGAGTACGCCTGCATAAACAGCTCGTTCTGAGCCTGCTGGCGAAGAGGATTTCGGCGCTGGATCTGCACCTGTACAGTGTACGGGGGAGGGGGAAGAGAACCGCCCTTTCGCTTGCCGAACAAACGCTCGGGGCTTGCATCCACCTCGTGGCGTTCACCGGGCATATCATCACGGCCGGTGATATAAAGCACACGCTTGCTGTCGTAGAACTGGTTGATCAGCCACATGGTCTGCTCAACGATGGCACGATAGCCCTGATTGAGCACGTGCGTACGGAGGCGCGTGATCTTGCCGCCGGCTTCCTGCAACGCGCTGATCGCGCTGGCAGCAGTTACACCGCCAGCCGTTTCGCCTCGGGTAAACTGGTTCTGACCGCTATCCTGCTTGATGTCAGTCTGCAGCTGGAGCATCTGCTGAGTAGCTGCACCCGTAAAGGGCTGGGTCTGCATCCACTGCAACGCGCTGGGGTCAATGCGGTCGCCCTCAACAACGTCGGTCTCCCAGTCCAGAAGCGCGTCACGGTCAATGCCAGCGGCTCGGTCTACAAGCAAACGCCCCTTCGAGGACATGCGAAGGTTCGTATCGATATAGGCGGCATAGCGATTAATATACCGCATCATGGGCGCACATTCCTGAATCAGTCCATCGCCGACGGGAAGCCCCTCAATCGGCGTGTACACGTCCAACACAAAGGGGTACATGCCGTGCTTGTACACGTCCTTGGTATCCTCCAGCAGAACGCCGCCAGCCAGATACGCAACGTTGATGGTGTAGCGGCGCTTCTTCGCGTCGTACAGGCGGTACCAATACTCCAGAAGCATGGCACGGTCCTCATCACCGGGCTGATCCATCTCCTGCGCTTCGGGTACACCGAGACCGCTGTACTCGGCCCAGTCGCTGCCTATATCCTTAAACTTATCGGGGTAATGCTGTTCATACCAACTCAGAGGATGCCAGCTGACCTTGAAAATGGCACGGGCATCCTGAATGTTGTCTGCGGCAGGATCCCACAGAAACGCCTCAATGGGCCAGCGGATGACGGCTACGTTTCCCTTGCCGCCGTCCATATCGGGATCCCATGCAACCTGAGTTACGGCCGTGCCTGTGCTGAAGCAGTCCTCCACGCGGCGGCGATGCAGGCTTTCATAGTTGTTACGGGCCATGACGAACCGAACAACGTCGGTGAGATCCTCCGCGACCTCTTCCAGCTCCTTGGTCTCAGGGAGCATCAGCGCCTCAGGCATGTTGTCCATCTGGTCAGCAACGCAGTTGTTGAAGGTGGACTTCAGGGTCTGAAGCTGGAGCGTCTTCTTGTCCTTGCGGTAGCCTTCGGTCTCAGGGTCTTGCTTCGGATCCTGAAGAAGTAGGATGTTTCTCGCTTCCTTCGCACGGTCGTGGATCTCGGTGCAGGCATCACGCCAAATCCTGAGGCGAGCATATGCCTCCTGCTGAAGTTTCTTCTCGTCCATACGCATCACCTCGGTATGTTATAGATATACTTACCGCCGCCAGACCGGTCCGACTTTGCGTCCGCAAGGCCCTTCTCGGCAGAAGTCATACCGCGAAGCTTGGCTTCGATTTCAGCATACTGAGCACGATACTGCATGCCGCGGTTCTGCTTCTGCACGTTGCCGTTGCGGTAAATCAGCCATGTCGCCCAATCCGCAATCGCCTGATGTGACCATTCTGGCAGGTTAGGGGAACTCTTATCATGGCTCAGGGGCGTATAGTCATTGCTGTCAGACGTAACGTGCTGCCGGGCAAAAGCCACAGCCAGTCGGTCGTAGCCATCGTTGATGTACGTCTCAAGGTACGGCAGGAAGTCGCCAAGGTCATCAGCATCGTTGTTGGTCTGGAACATGACCATGTTTTTGATTTCAGCCAGCGTCATCTGCCGTCACCTCACATCAGATATTCGGATAACGCTGCTTCAGCTGAAGGAATACGGGAACCTTTACGTCCACATACTCACCGCGCTTGATGAGCGTAGCCTTGCCGTTGATGATGACCGTTTCGGTCTGGTCAACCTTCATGTTGGAACCCTGGTCTTCACTTATGGGCAGGATGATGCGAACAGTCGGTTCGACCATCACGTCAGCAGGTTTCGCAGGCATGACAGCCGCAGTGGTATCGGTAATCTTCTTGGTAGCCATAAAATACCTCTCTTTCAAAGGGGAACGGGGTAAACCCATCGACAAGGTTTACCCCGTTGAAATTCATCAGGCAGTGGTGCCGTGCTCGATACGGACGATGAAGGCGTCCTGCAGGATCACGCAACAGAAGCCCTTCACCTTCCAGGCGATGGTGCCGCGCTGCTCCAGAGGATCGGCCGCGCCAGAGGAGCCGGGAGGATTGATGATGACCTTCACGTTGGCACCGGTGCCGCCCAGATCGATACGACCATAGGCGTCAGGGCCATAGATGACGGTGCCGTGGACGGGAGCGCCAGCAGAGCCAGCACCGTTGGGCTTGATCGCAGTCGCATCGGCAGCGGCTTCGGTGGCCCAGCGGAAGGTGACCTTCTTGTTGGCGGCGTCCACACGCTCAATGCACATGGGCAGAACAGCGCCACCGGCTTCCACGTCAACCAGACGGCCGGTCAGGGAACGGGCATCGTCCTCGGTCAGAGTGTCGCTGATGGTGGCGGTGCGGGTGTCCACATCCATATCAGTGATGGTCAGCTGGGTGGTGGTGCCGAAGATATAGGTGTCGCCGTTGAACACCTTGGCGTTGGTGGACTCGAAGAACTTCACGCCGTACATGGTGCCCAGTTCGTACTTCTCGATCTTGGACTTGTCCTGATACTTGGCAATGTCCACCCACATGGGGTCGGCGGTCAGGTCATAGACGGTATCGGGGTCAACGATGGCGTGATAGAAGCCATCGGAGAAGGGCTTGCAGTTGTTGCGCTTCAGAGTGCGAACAGCCTTCTTGATCTCGGCGCCGGTCAGCACGTCAGAAGCAGTCACCTGCCCACGGGTGGTGTGACCACCAGCGTACTGCACGTTCATGCCAGCGGTCACAGCGTCGCGGCAGATGGTATCCAGAGACAGAGCGGCCTGATCAGACAGGAGCTTGTTGGTCTCGCGATGCAGGTTGTCGATGTGGTACAGGTCGAGCTCATCGGTCATCTCCACATGGGCACCGTAGGGCTTCACCATAGCGGTGAAAGCCGTCTGCTTGAGCTCCTGACCATCAGGAGTCACGCCTTCCTTCAGAGGTTCGGTAACCGCGCCGAAGGGGGTCATGCGGCGGAACTGCACATGCTTGCCGTTGTTCTCAGGCAGGGTGCGCTTCTGAGCGTCACGAGCGTACACCATCTCGGGCTTCATGTTCTCCAGAAGACTGCGCTCATGATAGTCAACCACGCCGGGAGCAACGCCATGGGAAGTGGAATAATTCATATTGTCGAAAACAGCCATTGAAATCTCTCCTTATCGAACGTCGATTTTGCCGCCGTTCTCAAGCAGTTCATTCACCTTGGCGAACTGTTCGCTGGTCATCTTGCGGAAGTCAGCGCCGCCCATACCAAAGCCGTTCGTGCTCCTGATGGGAGCCGGGGCGCGTGCAGGGGCTTCAGCCTGCTGAGTGTTCTTGAACACATCAACAAAGCTCCATTCGCCAGAAAGAACCTTCTGCCTGATTGCGGGGTCAGTGTTGTAAAGTGCCATTACATCCACACCAGTGGACGCAAGGATCGTGTCTGCCTGAGCCACCAGTTCAGAAGCACGCTTCTGAGTCTCGGTGTCAGGCTTTTCAGCGGCAACAAAACGGCCCTGATCGTCACGCTGCCGCTGGGCAGGTGCGGTCTGAGCCGCGGGGGCTGGGGCACCCTTCTTGGATCGGAGATAGTCAAGCGCAATCTCTCTGTCAGAGATCTTGCCCTCCGATACAAGCTGGTCAGCCTCACGTTCCAGCTGTGCCTCCCTGAGAGGAGCAAGCTGGGCTTCGTACTCAGCGCGGATTCTGGCCTCGGCTTCCGCAACCGCTTTGTTCACGGCGGCACCCACACGCTGTTTGATCCAGCCCGGTTCCTTAGGCTGTTCCTGCGTCTGAACGTTCTGCTCGGTAGGGGGCTCACCGATCACGTCAGCCAGAGTCTGAGTAGTTTCCTGCGTAGTTACTGCAGCGTCGTCCTGCATCTGCGCAGCCATCATTTCGACCGTATTTTCCATGGAAAAACCACCTTTCGGCTTGCAGACCCCGTGAAAACACTGACGGATCTGGATATTGCAAAAGCACGCCAACCTGAAAACAGGCCAGTGTGCTATGTGCTCAATTCTCCCTGAAGGGATCATATGGGATGGGCTCGTACGCCTTCTCCACACGGAGCGGCATCGGGCGCATCATGAAGAAGTACCTCGCCTCGTCATAGGCATGGTCTTCAGCGTCGGTATCGATATCCTCTACCTTCGTAAGCGAATACGGGAGGGACGGTATGGTTCGTATAAAATCGGCGCAAGTGTTGAACACCTGCATGCGCGGCTTACCCTCCGCGTCGAACCGCAGCCTCTCATGGAACTGGGCTTTTCCTGCGAGGCGGGTGTTATCACCGGGACTGAAGTATACGCCTGGGCCATTCTGCGAAGGCTCCATCATCTGCGCAATGCTGTCGCCGCGGCTTCTGTCGAAGATGGAGGGGTCAGCTACGCGAAGCACCTTGATACCCTCACGCGCCTCACAGTCTTTCTCTCGCTGGATGATGCCGTTAGCGATCTCTTTAGGCGAGATTTTAAGACCCGTGTTCGGGTGACCGGATTCGCATCCGTACCACTCACGGTATCGGTACGCACAGCCGTCTGGCCCAATCGCCCACCACCCAATGCTGAACGGTCGGGAGAAGCCAAAGTCGAACGACATGTAACGCGGCCAGTTGAGCGGAATGTCGAAGGGCGCGATGACATGCGTCCAGCGTCGGTCGGCATAATGTTCGGGTTTGTCGCGCCACTCTGTGAACACCTGGCCCTCAAACGCATCCCAGTCGCCAAACAGAAGCGCATTTCGCAGGGCTTCTGGCTTTGCTTCCAGCTGGAAGATGTAGTCTTCGCCGATGTGCGGGTTCTCCGTTGCAAGGCTCGGGATATACTGCATTCGGAAGACCTTCTTCTTCCCAGTCGCTTTGCTGACGATCTCTCTTGTGAAGATCTCCATATACGGCGCGGCATCGACGAACATTTTCTTGACCCAGCCGTGCCCAATATCGCCGGGGTTCGATGAAGACCTAACCACGGGAACCACACCAAGACTTTTCTTGGCGCGGAGACGGGTTTTGAGGAAGTCGTAAATCTCAAACTCAAAGCTGGTCAGCTCGTCAAAGTACAACCACTGGATTTCGGCACCCTTGTAGTTGTACATGTCGGCCGGTGTCGCGCAATGCCTGAAGTGGATCATGCTGCCATTGACAACCGCCATCTCATGTCGGGCGCCATTATACTTCACCAATTCGACCGGATAGCTTTCCTTGGCTTCTTTGATGATCGTATCCTCCAACTCACCGTATGTGCGGCGGAAGATGAAGGCATGCGTTTTTGGATATTTGAGGCACCGGAACAGAGCGTCCATCACA